TTCAGGCTCAAGGCCTTCCGGCGCCGAGTACAGCCCGCGATCAATAGCCATCAGTAATATCCTCCGCGCCGGTACTTAAAGGGAGTCGGCTCATCCCGCTCGTCACTAGGTAGGCGAATGAAGCCACCCTGTCTAAAACGCATTAGGGCCATGACCATGCTGTCCACAAGGTCGTCGTGCGACATAAAGGGAAAGCCAGCCACTTCTTCCACAAGTTCTTCAGCCCAACGTGTTTGTGGTACCCATACTAGACCAGACGCAACAATATCAGAAACAGAGTTTAGTCGTGCTAACTTGTCACCTGAACCCCGGTGAGGTGTGAACTCCTGCACGGGTATACCCATGCGCCGCATCTCTTGGTAGATAGCCGTTCCTGCTGACTTCTTTTCCACAATAAATGAGTCGGGGCTCCAGTCCTCATACTCCTCAAGGCACAGGCGCTTCAGCTCAGGGAACTCATAGCGCTCCTTGATAGAGTTCAGCAGGATGATGTTGTGCTCGTTAGTCTCCTCGTTAAAGAAGACCCCCCACGTTGTCAGACCGGTGTAGTCCGCCCGGTTGTGAGTCTCGGCAGCGGCGTCCAGGGACATGATGATGTACTCGCAGGGAGGCGGCTCCTCGCGGTGCCACTCGTTCCACCACTCCCGCTTGACGATGGATGCCTCTTCAGCGGTGGGCTTCTGCTGGTACTGGGCGTTCCACTGGAACACGGGCATGGAGGCCTTGGTGCGGTGCAGTGCCTTGAGGTCAAAGAACTGGGGCCAGAGGGCCTTCTCCACCGCCTTCCCAGTCTTCGGGTGCTCGGTCTGCAGGATGGCCGGGAACTCCACCACCTCGTACTGGTCCGCTTGCTCGTTCTGAGCCATGTCCCGAGTCACGCGCCCGGTCAGGTCGTCCATGTGCCAGCGGGTCTGGATGATGGCTACACGTCCACCCGGCATCAAACGCGTCCGAGCACCGAAGGTGAACCACTCGTAGGCCTTCTCAAAGACCTCAAAGTTCCCGTTCAGGACATCCTGTTCTGAGTGAGGATCATCGACGAGGAGCAAGTCAGCACCCCGACCGGCGATAGATGACCCGATACCACAGGCGTAATACTCACCCCCGGCGTTAGTGTTCCAGCGACCGGCAGACTTTGAGTCCGTGGCAATAGCCGTGGCCGGGAATATCTCCCTGAACTCGTCGCTGAGCACGAGGTTCCGCACCTTCCGACCAAAATCCACAGCAAGATCAGTGGTATGGGAGACCATCATGACCTTCTTGTTAGGATTCCGGCCTAAAAACCACGCTGGGAAGTAGGTAGAAACAAGTTGTGACTTGCCATGGCGAGGCGGGATATTGACACATATACGGTCCTTATCGCCTCTTTCGATAGCCATAAGCATATTCGCAAGGATTCTATGGTGTGATCCGACGATATAGTCGGGCTGCATGCGCTTACAGAAGGCAATCAGGTCCGTATAGGCAGCGGTGTTGGCCTTTCTGGCCGCTAACTCGTCCACCATGCGGTCAATTTCGGCGATTTCCTCCGGCGTGCAGGCGTCGAGGTTGTTCAGGAGGACATTCAGCTCCTCCTCGGTGAAATCCAAGGGCGTTTCGGTGCCTGCAGGGGGTGTTGTGACTGCTACTGCCCCCATTTCGGGTCGTTCTCCTGCACCAGATCGTCCTCCAGGGCCTCTTTCATGGCCGCTTCCATGTCCTTATCCGCCTTCTCCGGCACGGGAGCCTGGGGCTCGGGGTCTTCCATGGCATTTTCGGAGTCAGCCTCCGCATTCTCCGCACTATTCTCCGCATCCTGCTCCGCTTCGGTTTCGGCGGAGTCCTCTTCCTCATCAATACCGAACTCTGCATCGACATCAATCTCGTCACCGTCGATCACTACTGCGTCCACAACGTCCTCCTCGCTCTGTCCTTGGTTGGGGTTCACCAGCTTCGCAAGCTTTGCACGGAGATTGGCCTTCAGGTCGTCCGTGGTCTGGTGCGTAATGGTGATCTCGGTCTTCTCGGTGAAGAGCCCCACGTCAGAAATCTTCCCCAGCAGCTCCAAGGCACGGATGCGGACTCTCGGGTCGGGGTTCTCGGTCTCTTCGATTAACTTGTTTGTGACAAGGTGGCGAATCTGGGTGGCGGACTCAGCGATGCTCTGCCCAAACTCTTGAAGGATGTTGTTAACAAGTAAGAGAGACGGCGGCGTGAGTTTAGATGCACGGGCCGTGGTGACTTTCCTTGAGGTGTTCTCGGGATTTTCGGCGTAGGCCATAGCTAACCTTGCAGCAACGTCTTCGTCTTCTTTATTCGGCTCGACGTTAACGCCATGGTCAGCGAGGTGAGCAATCGTATTGGCAGCAGTTTCGGCACGGACAGTTAAATCCATGCTGGCAACCCCGTCGCCCATCGGCACACCGATTTCAGGTTCTAAGTAAATCACCATGTTGTAGTCGCAAGCCGAAGCTGTATGCGCTGTATAACAAATAAGTGTCAGGGTAAGCAAGCACGCACAACGCCGCCGCAACTGGATGGGTAGTAATAAAAAATTTTTGGCAGGGGAGGTTGGGACTCCACGAGGGGGTGTTCATATATACAGGGGGGTGGGGGGTCGAACTCAGGATTTTGTGATTTGTTCGTGGGGAATAGTAATACCTAGGCCCAGATGGTACCAGACTGACGTAGTGGGTCATGGGGATGGGGTGGGGGTCCAGGGTCAGCGAATAGGGTCAAGACCCCCGGATTATGCCCGCGCATAATTGTTAAGTGCTGCTATCTGTAAACTATCCTAGCCAAACGCATACGCTTGTGAGGTAATGAAGGCGTCCCCACAAGGGGGCAAGCTGTTACCTTTAACCTATATGGGAAACATTCCTATGAATACGTTTCAACCGCTGTATCTCGCCGAGCTTACCGGCGAGCACGAAGGCCAGACTGTCACGGTCGGTCAGGCCATTGAAATTGCCCGCGCTGGCGAAGGCATCAAGGAGTCTATGGTGCGCATGATCACCGAAGCGCCAGGGTATCGCGGCGCCTACCAGCTTACCGCGTTCACGAAGAAACGCTTCGGTGATCCTGAATCCTCGCCGGAAGCTAAGGTAATGTCCAAAGCTTGGGACGCAAACAAGCTGGTATGTTCCGGGCATTATCTTACGGAAGCCGAACGCGCCTATGTCGCGGACTATGACAAGGACGCGGCCAAGATTAAGGCCACCTATGCCAAGCCGATTGTGGACGGTATTTATAAAGGCGACCTCACGGACAATGAGGTAAAAGGCCTTGGCATTCCTGAGCACTTCATTGCGATGCCGAAGCGTAAGGAACAGGCGAACGCCATCAAGGGTAAGCTGTCCAGCTTTATGGATAAGCTTCGTAAAGCCTTGGAAGACTATGACAAGGCGCACGCGGACGAAGGCCAGACTGTCACGAAGGCCAAGGCCACTGACGAAGAGTTTCACGCGAAGCACGCCTACGCAATGCTCGCCAGGGACCAGAAAGCCGAAGCTTCCAAGCTGACTGCTACGGAGCGGAAGGTACTGAACACCCTGCTGGCCCGTATGGGCAAGGCGGACAAGGAAGCCGCTAAGCTGGTAACGAAGCTTGGGGACGTATCCAAGTAAACCATCAAGGCCCCCGCAAGGGGGCCTATCAATCCAAGAGGGAAACACGATGAAAGCACGCAACGCACCACGATTGATTGAACGCTATCTGGCACGCGCTATTGAGCACGCCAAGGAAACACTGTGGGACGATGACGAAATGCAGAAGCTGTCCTTCGTCATGATGGATGAAGGCTATTACGATTTGCCACCGGAACAGCACGCGGTACGGGGGTACGCAATGGGCCTTCAATCGGCACGCGATATGGTCCTTAAAGAATACCTGCGCCGTCCTCGCCGTCGTATCCAACGCTAAACTTGTTTACACTATGCGGGCCAGGGAAGTTTCCGGCCCGTTGCCTTCCTGGCTGGGGCACCCTTCGGGGTGCCCCATTTTTTTGTGCCTGTTTTTTGATACCA